GTCTTGTTCAGCTGTCACTTTTTTTTCTTTCTCAGCATTGGCTTTGATTTCTTTTTTCTTGTCAGCATCCTCAGACTCTTGTACTAAATCACCTTTGTCGTGTTCAGTATGAGCTTTTAGAGATTGCATTGCGTCAGCTTTGCCTGCAGATTTTTGATGAGCGTCACCAGTTATGTGGTTAACTCCTACTGCAAAATCTATTTTTGGATCATTCGGAGACGTTACCGCTTTAGCGATTACGTTCTGAATAGTCGTACTTAAACTTTTTGAAGGTTCAGCTGGGGCTGCATTTCTCTTTGGTGCATCCGCACTAGTATTTGCCATTTTGAGCTCCTCTATTTGCTTTTTTATGGTTAATTAAAAATAATTTCAATGACTTAAAATCATTGTTATTATTTATAAAATTACAGGTTTTTAAGGAAAGATTCGAATACTCGGGCTTTAATTTCAGCCATTTGTGTTCTCTTTGCCTGTACAATCTGCAACTTTAATCTGTCTATATCTTGCTCTTTTAATCGGCCATTGTCCCAAACCCACTCTTTGCCTTCCATAATGCCTTCAACAAAGGCGTCTGGAGCTGATGGGTCTGCAACTATATCTGCAGCCGTAGCAAGGTAAAAATCGTCTTTGACATAATTAGCGCCATTCTTTTGATATAGTGTTCCCATTCCTCTACTTGAAACACCTAATTTTGCGCCTTCGTCAATTAAATTTTTCACAATCTTTCCATAAGGAGTATCTAAAACTTTAGCTTCTCCTAAAAAGTTCTTACCGTCAGGATAGAGAGCTTTCACCATATGACTTACTCGTTCTAAATTCACAGTTGGACCTTCTGGATGACCCAACTCACCAAATGCTCTATTCTTGTTTATAAATTCTCTATTATATCGTACTACTTCTCTTTGTAATACTTCACTTGGATAGACTCTACCGTTTCGATTTTTTACATCCGCTTGCATAAAAATCCCCTTAATGGCATAGTTTTTCTTACCATTGGATTCTTCTACAATGTATTGTGCGTCTTGGATCTCTTCGGTGATTAATTTCATCTTAATCTATCTCTCTTTTATTATTTATACAAATTATTATCTAAACTCAACAATAATCGTATAATTATCCCCACTTGCAAAGTTTTTTGTACTTAATAAAACATCGCCTGTAGGTGTTGTTCCATTGTTTGGAATACTATTTCCATCTGTTCTAAAGTCCATAAAACCTTGACCAGACAATACTAATGCCGTGGCATTTGTTGCACCATCCCAAACTAACTCCACTGCTGATTTTGAATTAGCAGTATTTACTGACCAATATACTCTAGCAATAGTTCTATTACCATCTTCGGTCATAAAAGTTAATGCACTAGCATCCACTTTATTGACTAAAGTTTCACCTGTTCCGTCTGATATGTTAGTTAACTTACAAACATATTTTACTCCAGATGTATCTGCAATAGTTTGTACTGATACAGCGTCAGCCATTAAATACTCTCCATTATTGCTTTAATAAAGTCAGCATTTGCTTTCTTTGTTTTATCACAAATCTCTCCTGCAGTCTTTGTGCTTTCACTACAGATTTCACTTGATAAATTTATTAAATATTTTTTTAATTCTTTTAACATCTATTCTTCCTTCTTGTGTTTGCCTAAAATTTGTACTATCTCCCAAGAGCCATCTTCATAATGATGTACATTAGCGTCAACTAAATCACACATAAATGCTAATGATTCACCATCAATTTTATAAGTGATACCATTTATTTCTACACTATCCATTTCTTGGGATTTATTTCTCCAAGCTTTTTCTACTTCTCTTTTTGTCTTTAAGCAATCTGACATACTATCAGCACCTTTATGGTCAATCAATGAACCATCTGCAAAAACACATACTGCAAAAACTACTTCCGTTTTTAAATCGTGTGTATGTCCTGCTTCTTCGTGGCAACTATTTGTATGGTCATCTTCTCCACAACCATTACAATTTGCATATGCTAGTGTACTAAAAAATAAACTAAACAATACTGCTAAAAATAATTTTTTAAACATAGCTCTCCTCTATCTAATTGGTGGTACATACATTATGCCACCGTTCTTCCAAAGATTATTTAATCCTCTTTCTAAAGCAAGTGGTGTTTCTTCTCCCACATTTCTTTCGTAAGATTCTCCGTAGTTCCCTACTTGTTCTATAATATTATAACCAAACTTCATACCTAATCCTAACATAGGACCAATATAACCTTCAACACCTAATATTCTTTTAATCTCTTTTGATTTAGCAGTTAACATTTCATCAACATTTTTACTAGTGATTCCTGCCTCTTCAGCATTAACCATAATGAAATGTGTCCATCTAACTACATCTTCCCACTCTTGGTCGCCTTGTCTTACAAGTGGACCTAAAGGTTCTTTAGATATAATTTCTGGTAAGACCATCCAGTCATCTGGATTTTCTGCACCTGCTCTAGCACTTGCTAAACCAGAAGCGTCTGTAGTAAATACATCACACTCACCAGCAAATAGTTTTGCTTTTGCGTCTTTATTACCTTCAACATATATTGGTTTATATGCCATATTGTTTTCTGCAAAATAATCATTTAGATTTAATTCACTTGTAGTTTCTTTTGTAATACATACAAACGCACCATTTAATTCATTTGCATTTTCAATATCTAAATCAACAGGTACTAAAAATCCTTGTCCATCATAATAGTTAACACCAGCAAATTCAAACATTAAATTAACATCTCTACTGATTGTCCAAGTAGTATTTCTAGCAAGCACATCAATTTTGCCAGACGCTAATGTTGGAAATCTTTGAGCAGCGTTTAAACCTACAAACTCTACTTTACTTGAGTCGCCAAATATACCAGCGGCAATTGCCTTACAAAAATCTACATCTAAACCACTCCAATTTCCTTCTTCATCTTGAGCAGAGAATCCAGGTAAACCTGCATTAACTCCACATATAACATAACCTCTTGCTTTTACTTCATCAAGCAAACCTAATTCTTTTTCTACTTTAAAACTCTTTGTTGGGGCGCAACTTACTAAAAAAAATGTTGCAATCAATAACATTAATAATTTTTTCATATAATCATCCTATTGTGTTAATACTTTCGTTTGTTTCTTTTTCTTTTTTTCTGTTAATGACTTAGCTGTTCCGCCTAATTTTAAACTACCTGATTGGTCAGGCATTTTGTTTTTAATACTAACAATATTACCATCAGCGTCTATTTCAGCCATAGATGGTCCACAAATTACTCTACGACCATCTCTCATTTTTTCAATCTTTCTTTTCTCTTTCAAACAATCCATTAATCCATCATACTTAACAAATTCGCTTGAAGTATCGGTCACAATAAACATTGTTATAATGGTCACTAATGTTGTTGCATCCATACCTTATTCTCCTGTAATAGTCCCGTTTGCTTGTGCTCTTATTTTGTCCTTTAATTTTTCAATATCGTCTAAAGCCTTTTCCATATCAGTTTGTAACCTTTCAATGTTAACTTTATTATTCATCATTCCTTCAAGTTGTTTTAAAATACTTTCCACTTGACCTGAAAGAAATTCTATAAGCATAAATTGTTCTGAATCAGCAGGTGGGGAACCTAAATCACCCCTTGGCCATTTGATCCTAAATTCGTTATTTTGTGCAATATCACCTGTTATCAAACCTTCAATATCTTTATCAATTCTTTGCACTTCACTAGTTAAATCTTTTTCTGCTAAAGTAGATTTAGTTTCTAAATTATTTAATCGCTCAATCACACCAAAGTAAGCCCAAACTCCTACAGCAACTGCAGCTACAATAGACAATAAGTTCCTCATTGGCATACTTATTGCTGTTTGGTCTGATATTTTCATATACTAAATCCCTTTTCTTTATGTAATTCAACTACCAATTTATAACTTGTTATGGTAGAAGCAGTAGAAACTAAAACATCTCCTGTTGGATTTACTAAAGTTTCTCCTGTGTCACCTTGTTTAATTTTACCTTCATCTGGTTTTAGTCCATAATTTCCACGACCAGATATAATCTTAGCTTCTTCATCAGTTTCAGCGTCAAAATAAAATGTCAAATTCCCTGAACCGAGAATTTCATAATGAATATTTGCAATAGACAAGTTCGGACTTGCTGTTGCTCCTGTTAATTCTGAAGCGTCTAGTAAAACACCTTTTGTTTCATTACCAACACCAGACGCTGATATAATAGTTTTAAAACTATCATCAGCTAATTGTGCAGCTGATATAGTCATAATTAACTTCTAGGCGAACCTACAGCTGAAGCTTGAACATTACCACTTGAAGTCAACTCATCTGTTGGACCTTTTTCAACTATAACCGTATCACCAGCAGCGTGTAAATAAAAAGTACCCAAGGTAGCAGCACCACCTGTTGTCTTTACGGTAATTGTATTTGTTCCAGCAGTAGCAGTTATTCTTACAAAGTGTGCTTGACCGATGTCATTATCGGCTAATGTTCCAGCAACTAGTGCGCCTTTGCTTATAAATGTTTGTGTCATTTTTTACCTTCTTAAAATTGTTAAAGTTTCCTTATCAAAATATTTCATAAGGTCCTTAATTTTTACATTAAATTTTTCTGCAGCCTTTTTTATATTAAGTTCAAAGTCTGCGATAACATCAGCGTCATCATCTGCATTACGAAAAATCATATCAACTGCTCGTTTTAATCTAGGCGATAATTTATTATATTGCCTAGTCCGCTTGTAATCGTTTCTTTCAGTTATTAAATCTTCTTTTAACTGATTAAGATTTTTCATCACTCGGTACCTCTTCAGCAGGTTGTTGTACTATAGTTTTTGCCACATCAACTTTCCTGTCATCAAGAGCTGCGCCAACTTTATCTGCTAAAGCATTTTTAATAGCTGCTTGGGCAGAATCGTTGTCACCTTTTCCTAGTGAATCTACAAATTTTTTAATATCGTCATTACTCATTGTTATTATTTATATCCTCTTCTCCCTGATTTTGTTCAGGTTCTTCTGGTTTTTCAACTTCTATTTGTTTATCTTGTTTCTCAATATCTAGTTCCGTTTGTCTTAACAAGTTTGTTCTTACATATTCATTAGAAAAATACTTACCAATATAAGGTTCTACTTCCCTTACAAGAGCAACTCTTTCTCTCATTATTTCAGCATTCTTTAATTCTGCAAAGAATCCATCTTGTAAAAATGTATATGTAATTTGTTGTTGTAAAACATCCCATTCTTCTATTGTAATAACACCTTTTAAAACTAATTGTGTTTTCAATAAATCGTGGAACAACATTGTAAATTTCTTTCTTAATCTGCCTACAAATTTAGTAAATTTTAATTCATCTCTACTAATTTCAGCTGCACGACCAAGATTGAACCCTTGTCCACTTTCTAATCTACTGATTGGAACATTTAAAGAACGATAAAGTTTTTGTCTGAAATATTCTATGTCTGCAATCTCTCCCAAGTTTTGTCCACCTGGTAAAGTAGTAATTTCAGTTCCTCTACCACCTTCTCTACGAGGTAACCAAAAGTCTTCCAACATAGACATATAATTTCTGTCATCACGTATCTCACCTGTACTTGCGTCATAAACTAATTTGTTTCTATATCGGGACATAATATCTCTTAAATATTGTTCCGCTTTGATTTTAGGTAAATTACCTACATCAATATAGAAAATTCTTCTTTCAGGTGCCCTTGCTATTCTGTATATAACAACAGCATCCTCAATCATTCTTAATTGATTAACTGGTTTAATCGCCTTATGTAAATAAGATAGGACCATATTTCTTTGTTGGTCAACTAAACCTGATGGACAATATGTTATTGAATCAGGTGCGATTTTGATACCCCCAACATTACTAGCGGCTGTCGGGTGTATTCCTTTTTCGTTGAATAAGTAAAACTCATTGAATTTTCCTGCAGCTGTAAATGGCATACCAGGGATAGGCATTGGAACGCCTTTCTTCATCTCACGTACTTTTTTAATCTTACGTGGATCAACGTATCTTAATTCTGTTATTCCTAATCTTGGAGATTCTGCGTCTATGATTTTATGATAAAAAACTCTTCCATCAACATACCATCGTCTAAAAATATCGTGTCCTTTAATATCAAATTGTAATAATAATAAAACTTCTCTAAAAGCTTCTCTAATCTTTTCTTTAACACCATTACTATATTGTGTTTTGGTTAAATCTAAAGATACAGATTGCTGATTTTCATTAGACGTTATAGCCTCATTAACAATATCTTCAACTGCCATATCACATTCTGGATGTAAAGCAATCTCCCTATATCGTCTAATAAGGTCTAATTCATTTCTAGCACCTGCGTCAAAACCTCCGTAAGACGCAAAAAACCCACCAGCGGGGACGGTTTGTGTTCCGTCGTCCGCTTGTGGTGGTACTATGTTTTGTCTTGGATCAGATGTAGGCTGTTTTATTCGCTCAATCTTAAACCCAAATAGCTCGGCCATAATTTACCTCAATTTTCCTTCTACTAATATTTATGTAGATATTAAGTAGTCGTATTTGTTTCAAAGTATTGGTATCTATGCGTAGCGGTAAAACTTTCTACCGTATTATTGTCTGCATAGGACAACGCAATATCATCTATTGTCGTTGGAAACATTCCTCTGAAAGTGTATGATTTAATCACATTTCCGTTTCTGTCTAATTGGTCAATAAACACATCAACTTGATAATCAGCAGGATTAACTAACCCTTCGTTATCTGACATATTATTAATACCATTTAGCCATCTTTCATAAGCATTTCTAATTGAAAAGTCCGTATCATTTAAAACGGTAGTCGTCCAAGTTGCAAATTCTCTATCTCCTGCAACATATAGATTTCTTCCTCTAAATGGAATTGGAACTTCACCAATTGTCATACCTGGTAAAGATGAAGCGGTGCATAAGAAACTCATAGTTTCTGTTTCACCACCCACGGATGCGAACCCTGGGAACGGCATTGTGACTCTGAATTGGTTAGCACGAGCGCCGCCGCCTCTTAACTTACTTTTAAAGTCTGAAATATTTGGCATTGTTTATCTCCTTACGCTCCCACTACTTCTTCAAAAGCAACGCCTGTTCGAGTTGCCACGAATTGTAATGTTATAAAGTTAATAGAACGAGTTGGTTTAACGAAAATATCAGCTTTAAATTCGTTTCTATCAACAACAGATCCTGGATTATTAGTTTCGTCACATACTACTAAAAAGTCTGTGATTCCTCTACGACCTTGTACATCTCTTAAAAAAGGTTCTACCATATTTCTAAATTGTGCTCTAGTGAACTCATCATTGAACTCAAATAGTTGGAATTTAGAAGCTGTTGATATTGCCTTCTCTAAAGTAATGAATAAACGTCTAACGTTAATTCTATCAAATGCACTTGGTGTTGTTAAGCCTGTTTTATCTCCAAACAAGACCGTACCTTGTCCTGGGAAAGTTGTAACCGGATTAACTCTAGCTCTGTATAATGTATCTCGTTCCGTTTTAGTTGGATTGTACGCCAATTTAACTGCGCCTCTTATAACACCTCTGTTAAATCCAGCAGGTGAAAACCAAGAGTCAGCAATCAAATCTGTTCTTGCAGTCAATCCAGCAGTATCTCCGTTCAATGGCACATATCTGAATACATCATTATACTTGTCATAAGTATATTTGTATCCTGAATCAAATACTACATAACTTGAACTTCTTACAGCGTCAAAGAATCCTTTAACGTTTTCAGTTTGTGTATTTGAATTTGCGACATTAACAACATCCGATCTTTCTGGACTTGCAAAAACAACTGCGTCTTTTCTATTTTCTGCAATTGTAATCAAATTATCTACGTGTGTTGCATCCCCTGGACCAGCGATGATTAAATTAACATCAACCGTTTCAGCGTCTTGCATTTTTTCATAAGCAGTTTTTAATTGAGCAGTAGTTGCTGTTGACCCGTCTGCACCAGCTTCTAAATTAGCTTCGTGTATAACGGTTACTGCTGTGTAAGTAGTATTTGCAGCTGCTGTACCCCAATTAGTTCCACTTGTTATATGATCCATCCAATAGATATATTCTGATTTGTTGTAAATAACATTAGGATAATAATTATCATCACCTTGTGGAGTTTTTGCGTCAGAAGCTTTTGATACTGAATCATAAACTTCTAAAACTTCTCCAGCTTTACCTGTGATGTCTCCATCATTGTCTATCACAACAATATGTAATTCATCATTGCTTCCGCTTCTATCAGAAACATAACTTGATGTTCCTGGTGCGCCTGCAACTAAATCATAATATCTCCATCTACGTCTAACATTTGCTCCGTTAGATATTGCAGTATGAAGTCCTCCCTGGTCGCTTCCGTCGTGTCTTACAAAAGTAATGTCCGCTCCAGAAACAACAGTTATTCTATATTCGTATCCGCCATCTTCTCCAAAATTTATGATGTCTCCAACACTAAAACCAGTACCACTCGAAAGAGTTAGTCCTGTGTCTCCGACAGCAATTGAGCTATCTGAAACCGTTGTCTTATCTGTTTCTTCATAAACCGTTGAGGAAGCACAAATGGATACTTTTAAGTTATTACCCCAAGCACCGCCTGTTCTTGCTGCCCATTCTCCTACGGAGCCTGAACCATCAGAATAGTTGTCTTGGTAGTGTGTAGTGTTCTTAATTAAAAGACCACTTCCGTTTGCTGTAGCATTCAGCAAGCCGGTATTTGTTGCTCGTACAACTTTTAAACTATTACTATATGCTAGAAAACTAGCAGCAGTAAAAAAATATTCAAAGTTTGAAGAATCAGGTTTTCCAAATGTTTCTACTAAATCTTTTTCAGAACTAATAGATACCACTTCATCTACGGGACCTTTTGTAGATTGAATACCTATTGCACCAATAGATGTTGCAACAGCTGGTATTACATTTGTTAAGTCTTTTTCTTTTACGAGAACGCCTGGTGAAACTTGAAATGCCATATATATGTTCTCCTCTTATTTTTCTTATTAGCTAATAAGTATCAATTATCTCTACTCTTATTTATGAAATTCTTATCCTAGACCCTTATCTACTCGTACAGGATGCCATACTTCACCCTTATCATCTTGGATAATTTCCTCTTCTAATCCATCATCTTTAAATCCAAAAGGTGCCATATCTTGTTCAATTGCGTTTCTTTGTTCTTCATATAGTCTTGCTCTGACATCTTGGTCTGTTAATTCTTTGAAATATCTTTGATTTGACAACCACGCAAAGATAATAAGACACGCAACCAAATCATCATTTGCACCTTCCTCTGCTTGAAAGTGTTGCCCTTTTCTGACAAAGGTTGATAATTCTTCTATCATATTAAAATCTTGTATAGGCATTTTATCACTCTCAATTAAAGTCTTTAAGTTAGCACACCCTACTCTCTTAACTTGTTTGGTCATACGAACTCCCATTTGAGTTCCTCTTTTTGAAAACCCTGCACCCAATATTTGACCTGCACGGCCTTTCATTTGACACATTAAAAGATTTGTATATTCTAATTCAAATTGCAATGCGTCTGCAACTTGTCCTCCAATATCATTTACTTCTACACATATATGAGCACTATTATAAGCTTTTGCAACCTTTTCAATTGTATGTGGAAATAATAAAGGTTTAATTTCATTATCTCTAAATTTTGCTACAATCTTATATGGCATTGTGGTAACATCAAATAAAATAAATGCTGAATAATCTCTTATTGATCCTCTTGCAACATCAACCGTCATAATGTAATCGTGGTTTTTTATAGGTTTTGTATAAACATCTAAACCTGCGTTTGAAGTTATTGGGGTCACGTGAGATAATATTTTAAGTTTAGAAGGATTAATTAATGTATCAATTGAACCTACGAACTCACACTCAAATTCTGAAGCGAATTGTGCCTCGGAAGTATTTCTTATTGTTTCTTCTTTCCATTTTTCATCTCTTCCTGGTACTTCACTCCAATGTACTTCAATAGGAACATAATCACTTCTTTTATGTATTGAATCATTCCACATTTTATAAAACATATTCATTCCGTGTGGTGTAGATACTATAATTACTTTTGAAGATTTACCAGAAGATATTGTAGGATAAACTGAACTAAAAAATTGGTCAGCAATGTTTGGTGGTATGAAAGCAAACTCATCTAAAAAAATAATATTATATGATCCGCCCCGAATGGCACTTGAAGATGTTGCAGCTGCGAGTATTCTACTATTGTTTTCTAATTCTAAAGAACCTTTATTCCAATTCAATACACCTTGTTGTAAAAAACTAGGTATATTTTCATACGCTAATTGTAATCGTCCTAATAAATCTCTTGCTGTGGAAGATTTGTTAGCAAGAATTGCTACATTTACATTTGGATTAAATATTACATAATGCAAAATGTATGCTAAAATTATTGTGGACTTACCTGATTGTCTAGGTAATTTACAAATTGAAAATCTGTTATTATGAAATGTATCTACCATTTCTTTTTGAAAACCATACATATGAAAAGGTATAAGACCTTCATCAATAGAAACAATCCTTAAATACTTTTCAATAAAATATACGGGATTATCCATACAATTTTGAATCTCTAAAACTTGTTCCTGTGTAAATTCTCTCTCTACATTTGCTTTCTGTAGATTAGGATTTCCTAAATATACTTCTCTACTATTATCAGGCATTGATTATGATTCCTTCTATTGCGTCATACCCTTTAAGTACGGCCGCATTAATTCTACTTGAACCTTTTTTAATCGAGTAAATTTTTTCTTTGTAAGGTTGTCCATTTACTCCTAACCTTGGTACCTTATTAACCTTATGTTGAATAACCTCTATAGGGTCTTCCATTTCCTCACCATTCATCAATGAAGGCCAAGGTCGCTTACTTATGTAAGTTAAATTACTTATAAGAAATGTTTGCTTTAAGGGATGTTCTTTTCTTGCTTTATAGACTTTCATTACTCATCTGACATAGGACTTGTAACCGGTGTTTGTATAATTGGTTCTAATTCGTCCTGTGATTGCTCCGATACCGTTTTTAATTCTTCTTTTTTAGGTTCTTCTTTTTTCTTCGGTTTGTCTTTGAGCAATTTATGTAATTCAGCAGATGACCCTACAAATAAAGCATTCTTAATTGAAGGTGCTTTGTTAGGAACATCTTTAAGTCTTTTAATTTTACCTTGTAAGTCTTCCAACTTATCTACGGTTTCTGCAACTTGTTTAATTAAATTACCTGCAACTTCATAAGCACGTGGGTGTTGACCTTCTTTTGCAATTTCTAATATGCCATCAATTGCATCCGTACCACGCTCTATTAAGTTATAGTAGTTTTCCCTACTATACTTGTAGTCGTTATCAATGTCTTCCTTATTTTTATCTTCTACTCTCGGAACCTTTGCAGGTGGAGTAGTAGATGTTGTTGTGGTTGGAACACCTAGTATCTTGTTCAGTTTGTCATCCAAATTGCTCATAATAATATTTATAATGTACTAAAAATTATAAAATCTATCTTGCCATTACTGGAACATTATTTGTTCCTACTAAAGTTTGGCCGAATGCCATGTAGATA